GCTCGTCTAGACTTTGCTGGTACTTCAGCATACTCAGGTTCAAACGCAATTGCTAACGTAACAGTTAAGAGCGCCAACCATGAGTTTGATGAAACAGCGTGGTCTGGTTACCCAGCTTACACACCAGGCACAGGAAAGTACAACATCACACAGGTAACTGGCGATGGAACAACTATCCGTTACGAAGCTATGAACTTCCTTAAGGATGGCGATACTGTCATCATCACAGGTTGCGGAGACTTTAACTTGTCAAGCGCAACAGTAGCTAAGGCTACACGTGATTACTTCACAGTAACCAACTCTACAACAGGTTCACTAATTAACATTAACAACGGTATCGTAGCTCTTACAACTCAGCTTACAGCTGCTGACGGTTCATACGTTTCTGGCGTTGCTTATATTGATGTTCCTTCAGTCCTTGGACTCACAACCGCTCTTGGTCTTGATGCTCTTAAGGATGCTGGCTTTGCTACATCTAATATCACCAATACAACTGGTGCTACAAACACAGCTACCCAGCCAACTCAGATTAACGTCACTTCAACTACTGCAGCAACAGTAACTGTTTCTGGCGGAACTTCTACATGGGCTGTTGGTACAAAGGTAACAATCGCTACAGGTACAGGTATCCCAGCAGCACTTGTTGGTACATGGACTGTAACTGGCGGTTCAGCAAGCACACTCGTTATCGCAGGTTCAGGATGGACAGTTGCCGACTCTGGCGCTATCACACCTGGTACAAAGCTCACAGGTGCTTCTGGCACAGTGAAGTCACAATCTGTCGCAGCGGGGGCAGCTTCAACAGCTCTATCAGCAACAATTACAATGACCTCTTGGACATAATAAACATACATACAAAAAGCCCCAGCCAATTGGCTGGGGCTTTTTGCTTTAAGCTATCTTTTTACCAAATCTCCGTAATCGTGCTCGGTCTTTTTCAGTTGTACCTGCCCAGATACCTAACAGCTCTCTGTTAGATAGCGCATATTCCAAACACTCAGTTTGAAACTCACAGCTTTTACATAAAGGTTTTACTAACTTCATGTTTATTACTGATTCAGCAGGATTGTCGGGAAAGAATAGTTCAGGGTCTACCTGAGCGCAGACCTGACTTCCATCAAAGAACGGTGCGTTAGTACCACCCGTGCTTGACCCAAAATGCTTTTGCTTCACATGCGCTCCCGTATCGTTTTTCGATATAACGTAACCCGTATTTAATCTGAAGCTTTGCCTCGGGCGTCTTTACGACTTTGTAATTGCCCCATGTGCTTGGTAGGAATTGTGCAATTCCATAAGCCCCTGAGTGCATATTTAACGCCTTTGGATTGAAGTGGCTTTCTTTCTGCCATACATAACGTAGGCAACTCCACTCCGCCATAGTCCAGCCCTGTGTATACGTTGTTAAAAACGCTAAGGCCTCCGCATCAAAGTACTTTGCCTGAGGGCTATTAACGGCCTCCAGAGCCTCTGTGCGAGTAGTTGTAACTTTAAGGTAGGTCAGGTTGACCGTAACAGCCTTTTCGTTACTTACAGCAGGTTTTGCTGTAATTGCATAAGCTGGGGCAAACAAGTGAGACAAGAAGATAGTTCCTGCTGCAACACCTGCTGCCACCTTTCGTAGATTAACAGTGAAGTTAATTCTGATATTGAGCATCGCTGCTCCTCTCAGTTGGCTAAGGCCCCATTGCTGGGGCCTCTGTCATGAACTAGCAAACCAAAGAGTTACACACCATGTCAAGTCTAAACACTTGTTTTTAACATTTAATTTATATATTTATATGTAAACTTATACAAATACGCGTATTTTGGGCTCTAATACGGACAACCATTCTGTGATTAATATAACCTATAACAGAATGGAACGTTAGTGACTGTTTCAGATTATGCTGCGCTTACCTCAATTATATTAGGATTAGGCGCAGTAACAGTAACGGGAATCCGTTGGACAATCAAGCATTACCTTGCAGAGTTAAAGCCAAATGGCGGCTCAAGTATGCGAGACTCAATTAATAGAATTGCTTTAGACGTAACCGAAATGCGAGTTTCTATGGCTCGCCTTGAAGGTCGATTTGAACAACACGTTGATGAAGCTTCTGACGAGTGGTAGTATTTAATTAGACGGGCCACCGTCAAGAAACAGGAGAAACATGAATAAGCAACTTCAAGCAGTACTTGCTTCATACGGACGTACCGCATTTTCCGCAGTGTTGGCAATGTACCTAGCAGGTAACCATGACGGTAAAGCTCTTGCAAGCGCGGCTATTGCTGCTGTAGCAGGTCCTTTGCTTCGTGCACTTAATCCAAAAGACGGCGCTTTCGGAGTTGGCGCTCGATAACTAAATAGTTAAGGAGGAGGGGTCAAGGGCAACCTTGGCCCCTTTTTCGTCTATACTAAAGCTAACATTTTAGGAGGACTACATGGTTACATGCGATAACTGCTCGGCAGAGGCTGCTTATACTTGTTCAGATTCTGGGCTAGTTCCAGTTAATTATTGCGCTTCTTGCCTTCCTGTTTGGTTACAAGAACGCGCTAATGCTGGTCACTTCCCACTAGTAACACCAGTTGTAGAGGAAGCACCGAAGCCTTCTAAGAAGAAGGCTGCTTCTACTGATGAGAGTAACTAACCACAAAGCTACTCAGGTACACCCAGTACCTTCCCACATAACCTCACCCAAGGGTCCGTTCCCAGCTGAGTTGTTTAGAGAGCCAGAGATAATTACCGTTTACGATACGTCTGAATATGGTGGGGATATGCCGTTAGGCGCCACCGTTCAAAACAACTACACACCTCCGCGCTACTTGCGGTGTAGTCTGTGCTTTGTTAGAGTATTAGAAACGGAAACCGCTAACCACGTCTGTGAGGAATAATGGCTAGAAAGAGAGCACAGCTCCCATCAGCTGACGAGTTATTTGGTAAAACAAAAGAATCTCATTTAGAACGACAAGCAGAGAACGTAAACAAGTGGGACGTGCACGTACCTAAAGATGTGTTAGACGTTGGAACAAAGTTACAAGCTGCACCAACTAGTAATCCGCCTAGGCCACGTGCGTGGACTATTGGCTACAATCCAAACACTCAAACGCTTATTGTTGTATTTAGAGATAACACTTGGTGGCAGTACGAGAACGTTGGCGCAGAGATGTGGATTGGTTTAAAGAACAGCGGCTCTACTGGTAAGTACCTTCGCACTAGTGGGTTAGACACTTGGCCTGATATGGGGCCAGCAAACATGGACGCTTTATCGGCTGGAACCAAAGAACAGATTAGTTCTACAGCAGAGAGCGCAAGCCGCATTCAAAGTAGTACCCCTATTACAGACTTAAGAAAGGTATCGGCTGCAGAGCTATTTGGCGTATGAAGACAAAAGGACCACTATACGGAGGAAAGCTTCGCTACTGGCATAAGAAGCTATTACCTATCATTGAAATTGGCACTACTCAAGAAGTAGAGCACCCCTACCGCTTTGGTAAGTGTTTAGTATTTAGAGTTCCATTTACCGAGCCTGGTTATTATGTAGGGCTTTTTTATCATAACCCTAAGTTGAGCTATGATGACGACGACAAAATAGATGAACTTGTGCAAAATGCTATGAAAGGCAGAACTGTTTGGACTCCAGAGGATGGGATGTATGATGAGTTTTTTAAAGACTAAACAGCCTTGGACTAAACCTTTTTCTGAAAAGGTAGCGAAGCGAGTATCTAGAATTCCTACAGGAGAGCTAGAAATGTGGTCCGACAACGCTATATATGAAGTAGGGCGTTGTTTATCTCTGTATCAAAAGAGTCGTGACCCTGGCTATCTACGTGAGCTTCTTAATGGTGCAGAGGCACTTCACGCAGTTGTTGATGAACTCAACACGCGCATGACTACCGTTAAATAGATTTGTCTACAATTGTGTTAGACTAAGCTTGCCTCATTCTTCTCACCCCCGTTGCGGCAGCGAAAAGCCTGGGTTTAATAGCCCAGGCTTTTTGTTTTAACTTAAACTAAGGTTTATATGGACAACCTATTAGAAGATGATGAAGAGTTTTCACCAGATGAGCTTGAAGACGAGGACTTAGCCCCTGAAGAGGAGCTTGAGGAACTTGATGAGCTTTCCCGTGACTTTGTAAACAAGATTGTCGACCGCTGCATTCAATTCATGACAGCTCTAGTCGGGCATGAGCTACACCCCTATCAGATGCCTTTGGCGCGTCGTGTTATTGAATCTGTAATTATTAACGACGGTGAAGAGATTACCGCCCTTGCGGCCCGCCAGTCAGGCAAGTCAGAGACTATCGCCAACACTGTGGCTACCCTTATGGTGCTGTTACCACGCTTAGCTAGGATGTACCCAGACCTTTTAGGTAAGTTTAAAGACGGTATTTGGATTGGTATGTTTGCTCCAGTTGAGGGGCAGGTAGAAACCCTTTTTGGTCGTACAGTTAACCGCCTTACATCTGAGCGTGCACTTGAGATTCTTGGTGACCCTGAGATTGATGACAGCCTAGGTAAAGTCCCAGGCGTTACGAGGCAGATTAGATTAAAGAACTCAGGCTCGTCTCTTATGATGATGACGGCTAACCCTCGTGCAAAGATTGAATCTAAGTCTTTCCATCTTATTGTTATTGACGAGTGCCAAGAGGCGGACGACTTTGTAGTGTCTAAATCTATCTCCCCTATGCTCGCATACTACTCAGGTACTATGGTTAAGACAGGCACCCCTACTACACATAAGAACAACTTCTACCGTTCTATTCAACTTAACAAACGCAGACAGACGGGCTCACGCTCTAGACAGAACCACTTTGAATGGGATTGGAAAGACGTAGCCAAGGTCAACACAAACTATGGCAAGTTTATTAAAAAGGAAATGCTGCGCATCGGAGAAGACTCTGATGAGTTTAGAATGTCATATTCTTGTCACTGGTTACTTGAACGAGGTATGTTTGTTACTTCTACTCTTATGGATGAGCTAGGAGACACTTCGCAAGAAGTTGTTAAAGCTTGGCATCGTACCCCAGTAGTTGTTGGCATCGACCCTGCTCGTAAGATGGACTCAACTGTAGTTACCGTAGTATGGGTTGACTGGGATAGGCCAGATGAGTTTGGTTACTTTGACCATCGTATTCTTAATTGGTTAGAGATTCAAGGCGATGACTGGGAAGACCAGTACTTTCAAATAGTTAACTTTCTTAATAACTACGACATCCTTGCTGTTGGGGTCGACGCTAATGGTGTCGGAGACGCTGTAGCTCAAAGACTTAAGTTGTTATTACCACGTGCAGAAGTTCATTCAATTGGCAGTAGCCAGCCTGAACAATCTAAGCGTTGGAAGCACCTTAAGGCGCTAATTGACCGCCGTATGGTTGGTTGGCCTGCTCATGCAAAGACCCGCAGACTTCGTACATGGAAACGGTTCTACCAACAAATGACAGACCTAGAAACTAAGTTTACAGGTCCTAACTTCTTGGCAAAGGCCCCTGACGAAGCCCATGCCCACGACGACTACGCTGATAGTTTGGCTATTGCGGTCTGTTTAACTATGGACCTAACTATGCCTTCAGTAGAAGTGTCTTCATCACCATTCTATAGATAATTGTTACTTTAGCCTGATTTTAGCCTCAATCAGTAGCACACTTTTCTACGAGGCCTCAACCTAATTAGGAGTTCATATGACAATCGCACCAGACCCAAAGTTCCCAGAACAAGCACCTACATTCTACGACCGTAAGATGTCAGCTGCTCTTCCAGGACAACGTGGACCACTTCGTTTTGAAGAAGGTATTGCAACTGATACCGACGTCCCACAAGAGTTTACAAACGGCGCTATGCAGGGATATGTTCCTGCAGCAGGTCGCGCTAACCGCAATGCAAACGTATTCGAGAAGTCAGCAGAAGAGACAATGCGTGAACGCGCACACGTTGGTTCTGCAGCTTGGGTAGAAGCACCTGTTCACCTACAGGAGTTTGCAGCAGGCGGTTTTGCTGACCACGGCGATAACCGTTTTGAAGAAGTATTCCGCAATGGCGGACTTCAAAAGCCAAGCAACCCTGCAGTAGTTCAGGACTAATTTAACTAAATAGATTTCTCGTCCCCCGTTCAGCGTCCCACCATGCTGCGGGGGCGAGAGCCTATTAAGGACTAACTATGGCACTTATTCAAGGTAAAGAAGTTAAGAAGGGTCCTAAGCAGCTTCCTGCCAACCCTAAACAATGGAACATGATTGTTGCGCAAGCAAAAACAAAGTTCACAAAGTACCCATCTCCTGCGGCAGCGCACTGGGTACATGCTAAGTACGTTTCTTTAGGCGGCAAATTCGTAGATAAAAAGAGTGAAATTGACCCACGCTTTAGAGATTATGTAAAAGAAGAAAAAGATAAAAAAGAAGAAGAAAGCAAGAATAAAGTAACTAAGCAAGTAACTAAAAAGGTTATTCGTTAGTCGCTTTAGTCGTGTCGTTTTATCAGTTTGTCTACATTTACTGATATTCTAAGCTTGTTACAAAAGGGAAAGAGGGTGATTTGTGAGCGGTATTGATTTCTCGCCTCCGAGTTATCGTGCAGCTTCTTCTGACCTAACAATCTCCATATCCCCATTGGGATTGGTAGAACTTGCTGATGAAGAGTTTGAAGTACACGGCCCCCGCCTAAACCGTTATTCACTTAACTGGGCGATGTACCTAGGCCACCATTATTCTTATCGCCGTCAAACAGGCGAAACACAAATGGCACTTAATTACTACCGTGCATTCACAGACTTTGTTACAAACTTTACTTTTGGCAAAGGGGTCTCCTTCCGTTCCCCGAAAGAAACGGAAGCAATCGTGCCAGACATCCTCGAAAGAGTATGGGAAGTAGATAACAACAAAGCTACAGTACTTTGGGAGATTGGACAGCAGGGCGCCGTATCTGGCGACTGTTTTATTAAAGTTGCTTATGAAGAACCTTGGGTAGACCCAGCAGGTCGTCAACACCCTGGACGAGTTCGTATTCTTCCCTTGAACTCTTCCTTTGCGTTCCCTGAGTTCCATCCGCACGACCGCGAACGTTTAATTCGCTTTAAACTTAAATACCGTTTTTGGGGGACATCTCTTGAGGGCACACGCCAAGTATTCACTTACACAGAAATCCTTACGGACGACATTATTGAAGAGTACATCAACGACGAGCTTATTGACTCGCGTCCTAATCCACTCGGCACTATTCCTGTTATCCATATTCCGAACATTCGCATTAGCGGTAGTCCTTGGGGTCTTAGCGATTGCAACGATATTATTAACATCAATCGCACTTACAATGAGACTGCTACTGATATTGCCGACATTGTTAATTACCATGCAGCGCCAGTTACGGTCATCATTGGTGCGAAGGCTTCACAGCTAGAAAAGGGTGCTAACAAGGTATGGGGCGGTCTTCCTAAAGACGCTCGCGTAGAGAACCTTGAAGGCGGTTCACAAGGACTTAAGGGCGCTATGGAGTTCTTGGCTATGCTCAAGAAGTCTATGCACGAAATGATTGGTGTCCCTGAGACTGCACTTGGTCAGGCACAGCCTATTTCTAACACCTCAGGTGTTGCGCTTTCTATTCAGTTCCAACCTTTGATGAACCGATACCACCAGAAGATTATTCAGTATGCACACGGTCTAGAGCGCGTTAATGAGCTTATTCTACTTAGCGTTGCTTTAAAAGAACCAGAGCTATTTACTTGGGACCCGAACGTTAACGTTAAAGCCAAGAAGGGCCAGCTTCTACAGCTAGACCCTAACGACCCACTTACTTATCGGTCTTACGCGCAGTTCCCACAGCCACTTCCATTAGACAAGTTAATTGCCCTTAACGAAGTTCAATCTATGCTTTCTCTAGGCCTTGAGTCTAAGGAAGGCGCCTTGCGTACTCTTGGAGAAGAGTTCCCAACAGAGAAGATTAATGAGATTCGCCAAGAGCTTCTTGATGATGCTACTGCAGACGGCGCACTTAAGCTTCTACAAACTCAAATTGAGAACGATATTATGTCTTTGACTGGTATGCAGTCTCCAGCTGGCGGTAACCCTGCTACTCCTGTACAGGCTGTTAACCCAGAAACTGGTGAGGGCGGCGTACCAAGTTCCTCACTAAACCCAGTCCTTGATGAAGCCACGATGGCTGCCATGACTGGCGAACAAGAGCTCAAGACTGCTCTTGTAACTGAAGCTTATGGAACCACGCTCCCACAAAGACGTGTTCCAGAAGAGTATGAAAAGTAAGCATTTACGCTGACATTTTCATATTAGAAAGAGAAAATAAAGCATACGTTTGGTCATTTGTGCTACGGGCTTTTAGCCCATTCGGAGAACGACCTCTAGAAAAGGATGGCAAGCATGTCAGATACTGCAGAAAACATGGCATCTGCTTTTGAAGCAGAGTCAGGAACGGCTCCAGTTGTAAATGTGTCAAGCGTTGACGCTTTGACTGTTACTACGACGGAACCAGTTAATACTCCGAAGTTCTATACAGACGAGGATTTAGCTAAGGTTCGTTCCCAAGAAAAGGACAAGCTCTACCCACAGATTGAAAGTCTGAAGGATGAACTAAGTTCTTTACGTAAAGAAAAAGAAGAAGAAACAGCTCGCAAAGCTGCAGAAGCGCAAGCCGCTGCAGAACGTGCAAAGTTACAAGCAGAGTCAGAGCTAGATGCAAAGTCTCTCATTGAACTTCGTACGGCCGAGTTGAAGGAGCAGTTGGAACGTGAGCGTCTTGAACGCGAACATTACCAAGCTCTACTGGAGCGCGAGAAGACCTATGCAGATTTGCAAACTTACCGCCAGCAATTGCTTGACGTAGAACGCGACAACATTATTCCTGACCTAGTAGACCTCGTTAACGGCAACAGCCGCGAAGAGCTTGAAGCTAGTGTTAACGGACTAAAAGAGCGGTCTGCGAAGATTCTCGAATCAGTTGCCTCTGCAGCGCAGAGTGCACGAAAAGAGATGAGAGGAACGAGTGTAACAACTCCTCCTAACGGACCACTGGAGAGCAACACGGAGCAACGTTCGTTAACGCCGCAAGAGATTGCGTCAATGTCTATGAATGAATACGCCAAATACAGAGACAAGCTTATGAGCCCTAGTGCTCGTGGCATATCTCAGGGAATGTTCAAGAAGTAATCCCCTAACTCAAACACTATTAACAAGGAGTCATGCTAAATGGCATCAAGTATTACAGGTACAGGCAATCTTGCCGCAGCACCTACCGCGTACTCAGGTACGAACACACAGCTAACTCAAGCGATTCAGACAATCTGGTCAAAGGAAATCCTTTTCCAGGCAATGCCTATCCTTCGTTTTGAGCAGTTCGCAGTAAAGAAGACAGAGCTCGGAGTAGCTCCTGGTCTTCAGATTAACTTCATGCGTTACAACAACCTCGGCTTTGCTTCAGCGCTAGTTGAAGGTGTACGTATGCAGACAAACGCGCTTACAGCGCAACAGTTCTCAATCACTGTAACAGAACACGGTTACGGTCTTGCAGTTTCTGAATTGCTTCTTAACGCATCATTCGATGACGTTATGGCTTCAGCTTCTCGCCTATTGGGTCGCAACATGGCTATCTACCTAGACCAGCTTTCACGCGACACACTCTACGCAGCAACTTCAACCATTTATGGTGAAGACCGCTCAAACCTTACAGCTGTTAACAACTGGTATGCAGACGGTTCAAAGGGCACAACCCGTGCTTCAATGACAGGTTCATACTACTTGACACCACACACTGTTAAGGACGCTGTAGAAACACTAGCAACAAAGAACATCCCTCGCCTTGGTGAGACATATGTTTGCTTTGTTCACCCACACCAGAGCCGCAAGCTTCGTGACAATCCAGAGTTCATCGAAGTCACAAAGTACGCTGCTCCAGGAAACTTCATGCTTGGTGAAATCGGTCGTTTGTACGACACAGTATTCATCGAAACCACACAGGTCCTTAAGGTCGCTGGTGGTGCTGGTGCTTCTTACACCACAGACACAGCTGTTGCTAACCCAACAGTAGCTGCTGGTGGAGGATACACAACTCCTGCTACCTACACAGGTAACGGTGGTTCTGACCGCTACTCAGCTATCTTCATTGGAGATAACGCATTCGGTCACGCAATCTCTCTTCCAGTTGAACTCCGCGATGGCGGTATTCTTGACTTTGGTCGTGAGCACGCACTTGCTTGGTACTCAATCTTCGGTCTTGGTCTAATCACTGACCAGTCTGTAATCATTGCAGAAACCAACTAATATAACTGAATAGCTTAAAGGGTGGGGGCTTCGGCCCCCACCTTATCTAACCGAGATATTAACAAGGAGAATCTAAATGGCAAGTAAAGCAAAGCCAACAGATGTAACGGGCCGTGCCCGTGAAGCGCAAGCCTCAGAGTTTGCAGAAGCTCAGCAGGAACGCGCAGCAGAAATGTCAATGGCTAGCGCCCAAGCACAAGTTAAGCTTGAGACTGAAGTTATTGATGCTACAAAGCCTGACCGCCAGACAATCATTGTGGACGACCCAATTGAGGTTGGCACACAAGAAGACACAGTAGTCATTCGCGTTGTAGAGAACATTGAGAACATGACCCTCGGAGCAGGCAACAACTACAGCTTTAAAGCTGGACAGAAGTATTCTGTTACTAAAGATGTTGCACAGCACCTTGCGGAAAAGGGATATCTCGCAGGAGTTATCTAATCAAGACTTAACGGAGCGGGCGCCCAATTGGGCGCTTTCTTCGTTTATAAAGACTTTTAAAGTAAAGAATGACATTATTTAGCTTAAACGTTAGGGGTAGTTAGTGGCGCTGATTGCAGACATACTCTCTAGAGTACGCACAGAGCTTGGCGACACCTCAAAGAACTTTACCTATGCTGGTAACGGCGATGGCGTTACAAAGACTTTCTATTTAAATGTAAAGCCTGTAGAGCTTACAAACCTTTACGTAACCATTAACGGCGCCCCTGTTGCATACCCTTCCCAGTACACTCTTGAGTCCAGCACAGGTAAGATTACATTTACCACCGCTCCTGTAAACAACTCATCTATTGCTGTTACAGGAACTACTGTTCGCTACTTCCTAGACGCAGACCTCACTATCTTTATCAACACTGCGGTTACTCAGCACACCAATAACCGCACAGATAGCTTTGGTAGCTCTATTACGATACAAAGCATTCCCCCAGTTGAGGAATACCCAATTGCTATCCTTGCAGCTATTGAAGCCTTGTGGGCTCTAGCTACAGATGCTGCCTTTGACATTAACATCACTGCTCCAGACGGAGTAGTAATCCCACGTGCTCAACGCTACTCACAATTAACTAGCATCATTCAGCAACGTTGGGACCAGTACAAGCAACTCTGCTCTGCTCTTAACATTGGTCTATGGCGCCTTGAGATGGGTACGCTTCGCCGCGTAAGCCGAACAACTAACAAGCTTGTTCCTATCTACATGGC